TCAGTTATTTTACCTTCAGTGGCTGTTTGACGTAGTGTTTCCAGACCTCCTTCGTAGGCTGCAAATTGACCAGCTCTTGCTGCCATGCCTCCTGGCAAAAAAGCATACGCAATGTTGACAGGATCTAATACATAATTACTGACTTCACCTACAGTCATTGCAGTTGTATATTTATCAGGAGTTATACCAGCAAATTCTGGATACTCTTCTTTTATATCAAACTGTCTTCCTATTTCATTAAGTTTGGAGTGTAGTTCAAAGTCTCCTGGTTTAGTTAATGCATCATATCCAGATTTAATTACTCTACCTAAATTACCTAAAGACATAGTTCCTTGACTAAACCCATAGGAAAGTTGTCTAGAAGTAGGCGCATCTTCTGGAGAAAATGCTTTAGTTTCAGGAGCTTCAAAGATTTTATCTAGATTATCTAAATATTTTTTATCTTCAAAATAAAGTGGATTTTGAAAAGCTTGGTCTGTTTTAGTAGCCATGATTAAAGATCATCATCAGGATTAGAAAGAATACTTCTTCTTCCTAAAGGATTAGGCGATACTGTTTCTCTATCCATTAAACTTGAAACATACTCTCCTAATACTTTAAAAGGATCACGAATAGTAGGTTCCGTTACAGGTTTTCTTGATGTTCTTATTGGTGGTCTCTCTGGGAACGCACTATCAATTAAACTCTGCACTTTTATAACTTCATCATTAAAAATATCTTCATATTCAGAATTAAATTTTTGATTCCCAAAATTATCAACAAATGTTTTAAGCCTATCAGATGCAATTTTATGTTTTTGAGTAGCATCAATAGTTGAATCATCTGATACATTTTCTATAATTTGATTTATATTAAACTCAAGCTTGTCATAAGTCTCTTTTGATATTTCTTCGTTTCGTTGGACTAACTGAGCATCTTTTCTTACACTAGCTATTGAATCTTTTAACAGTTGAGCATTTTCTTCATTAGTTAATTCTTTTAGAGTAACAGGTCTATATTCATTATCTTTATTTACAACAGGATCTGTAAGTCTTGAAGCAACATACTTCCTAATTCCTTGCCTTACCTCTGTAGTAGTAAAATTACCTAATTCAGGACTTTCATAACCTAATATATATATGGCTTTTTCTGCATCTAAAAATGCTCCTTCAACAAGGCGATCCATATATTTTACTTCTCCTGTTGTTTTAGCAGCTATAGCAGGATTAATATTCCTAAGTAAGACTCCTAATTCTTCTTCAGCTTGATTAATAATTAAACTACTTGCTCTAGAAGATTTTTTAAAATCATCAAAAGTTTGATCTTTATTCGGCCCTTGAAAATAATTTTTTAAAACAAAAATTTTAAATCCTGCAACATCGTTATTCTCTATAAATGTTTTAGCTTCTGGAGCAGTATAAGCCTTATATACCAAAGTCTCTGCTAAAGGATTAACAGTATTAGTTTTCTCTGCTTGTTGTTGACTTTTACTTATGTTTTGTTGTAATCCAAGAAAAAACGCATGACCTGTAAGGGCTTGATCTGCATCTTGCCCTTTTCTAGCCTGAATAGCTTCATAAAGCTCTCTACTATCTGGATCTGTTTTTATTTTCTCTATAAAGTTTTTTACAAAAGTTTCATCGCCTGTAATGATTTGATCAGACGCATCTTCTAATGCTCGAAAAGCCTTACTATCATTCATAAACTCAAATATAAGACTTTTATACTCAGGATCTTCTGAACCTGTAATTAAAAAATTTCTAGATTTTTGTTTAATTTCCTCCATATCTTTTCCAAGTAGCTTATTAAAGCCAGTTGAAAAAAGTTTTTGTAGTTTATTTTTTCCATAATAAAACCTAGTATCTTTTAATCTAGAAGCAATTTGTTCTGGACTAGGAGAAGTATCTAAAAGGTTTAATTGATTTTTAAGAGCTGTTCGATATGAATTTAATTCATTAGTAATTAAATCTTTATCTTCATAAATTAAACTTTTAACTTGCCCTTGTTCTACATCAGTAAGTTTTCCTAATTTAGCAATTTGTTCTTTATAAATTATGTCAGCCATTTTTGTGCTGGCATCAGGAGTATTGTAAAAATCTAATTCACTTTGTATTTGTTTTTTCTGTTGATCAATACTTCTTAGTTGAGTTCCTAGTGTTCTACCTTGTTCAGTATTTAAAAAATTCTGTCCTTTATCACTAAGAAAACGATCTCCTAAAACATCTGTAATCGCTTGCATTCCTGTACTTGCTGCTGCACCTATAAGAGGATTGAGCAACATAGCTTTCATTTGATCTCTTCTTAGATCTTTTCTAAACTTACGTTCTTCATCTTTTCTGCGTTTATAATCAGAAGTAGTGGCTCTACCTAATAGCGAATATATTCCTTCTGCCATTTATCTTGCTCCTAATAAAGAAGGAGGTTGTTGTTCTACCTCAGGAACATCTTGTCTAGGATCAGCTAATAAAGAAGTTCTTTCTGGTAACTCTGCCTCTTCTAGTTGTTCTGTAATTTCTTCAGGAATGTTTTGAGACATTTGTTCTGTTGTCATCATTTCTTCTTCTATGTCTTCTTCATCATCTCTCTGGATAACAAAATCTAACCCCTGTCTTTCTGCTAATGCTGCAATCATGTAGACAACCTGTTCTACCATTGTCATCATTAAGTCAGGATTAATAAGACCTTCAGTAAAAGCCTGATACATAAACACTTGTGCTATATCCATTAATGGAGTTCCCTCTTCTACAGAGTCAAGCACAGAGTTATAGACTTGAGGCTCTAGTAACTTAGAAAAGAAAAATCTAGATGCTTCAACAGGGTCAGTTATAACAGGAGGTTGTTCCCAGGAATATTGATTCTCAGGACTTCTTGTTAAAGATTCCCCTGCTACTGGTCTTTTAAAAGATGTTCCTATTTTGTAAAAATCTTCTTCTACAGTTGCCATTAATTTACCTTATGTAGTCCTTAATCCAAAGTCTGAACCAGGAAATCCAAAATAACCATTATTAATTCCAGCTTCATTCATTCCAGAATAAATAGGAGATAAAAATGCGTAAGGATCTATACTTGAAGCTATTCCATAAGCAGCTCTACTTCCACTAAGACCAGGAACATCAGATTGTCCAGGCATTCCTAAAAGACTAGCCATTCTGACATTTTGAATATCAAAAGCTTGTCTAGTGGGTGTTTCAAGAGCAGAGGAGTCCCCTAAGAAAGCTTGCTGTCCTGCAGAAACAACCGAACCTTTAATAATGTCACCTGGGACTGTTGACAAGTCAGGCATCTTAAAAAAAGATTTTTTAAATGGATTTGTAATATCTGTTTCGCCTTGTTTAAATTTAAAAAATTGATCTCTTTGTTTTTGACCTGCGTTAATAAACTCATTAACAAATCCTGGTTTAGCCTGAACTTCTTTTAAAAATTCTACAGAATTAGCATAGCCTCCATTAGTTCTAAGACTATTAAAATTATCGGCTGCAGTTTGTCCTAATGTATTTTTAATACCTTCCCCAACATCCACTACTAATTGATCTGCTTGTGTAAATTCTATAGTTTCAATAGCATCTTCTGGAACCCTACTTAAAAACTCTGGTGTTTCAGCCGCAGAAAGATCTTGAGTTCCTTTTAATTTATCAAGTCTATTGTCTCTATTATCTATTTCAACTCCACCTATTCTAGTTACATTTAATTGTTTATCTAATGCAGCAGCTCTACCTTCAACACCTGAAAATGTTCCTGCAACAGTATCTTGAAAAGATTTAAAGTTATTGCTTACTTCTGTGCCTACTCTACCAAGTACACTATCTCCACCTGTACCAAAAAATGAAGTAGGGCCAGTAGTTGTAAGTCCCATCCTCTGTCCTATAAACTTAGTAGTGTTGCTTACAAAGCTAGTAGCTGCACTGGTAACTGTTTTAAATCCTTTAGTAATACCTCCTAATATTTTTCTAGGGGTATCTAACATCCATGAAGCACCTTTGATTATTTTACCTAGTAATCCTTTTTGCCCTGCTCCTTTAAGTCCTTGACTAAGAAGTTTTAATGCATTCCCTCCTAATTTAGAAAACAAACTACCAAATATATTTAAACCAGGAATAAACGACAGAGCTATTTGTCCAAAGATACCTAGCTTACCCATCCATTTACCTACTTTTTTAAAAGCACTTTTAATACCTTTTCCAATTTTCTTAAAAACTTTACCAATGCCTTTAAATATTTTTTTAAAAAATCCCATAGTTTAATTACTCCCTATAAGCTTCAGGTAGTTCAAGAACACCTGTATCTCTAATATCTTTTATTGAAGTAGTAAAGAAATCCATAGCTTTAAAAAGTTTTGCTCTTTCTCCTGCATAAACTTTTTCAGTCATAAATGCTTCATTACTTAATATAGCATTAATAGCACTTATCTTTCTTTCCTGACCACTTTGGTATTCTTGAAAATCAAAATTAGCCTGATCTCTTAATGTTTGCCAAGCCTGGGCTAATGAAGTTTTATTCAAATCAAACTGAAAAGCTGCTTGCTGCTGATTAGCTGCGTTAGTAGCTGCAGTATCTGCAAGGTTAGCTTTTCTTCTCCACTCAACATTAGACTGCTCTACTGCTTGAGTATTAGCTATATTAAACTGTTCTACTTGTATGTCCTGTTGACTATTAAATTGTCTAATCTGAGTCTGTATCTGAGCCATAAACTGTTCAGCTTGTAGCTCATTACCTGCATTAATAGCTTCTACTCTATTAGCTTCAGAAGCATTAAACTGCTCTAAGGCATTAAATTGTTGAGTATTAAACTGATCAAGCTGGGCCGCAAGACTTGTTGTATATTGTTGAGTTTGCAAATCACTTGTCGCATTAAACTGCCTGGATGCATTTTGAGTAGCTACATCACTTAACATAATTTGTTGTCTTTGTTGTGAGTCCAGCATATAAGCTTGTTGCTCATTAGTTAAATTAGCCATATTCATAGCTAAAAAGTTTCTGGCATTTTCTACACTAACTTTAGTCTGAGCATCTACTGCAGCTAAATCCATACCTGCTAATGACGTAGCATCTCTAATAACAGCTTGTTGTCTGTTATTTAAATCTTGCAATGTAGAAGTCTGCATAAACTTACTATTAGTCAGTTCTATCTGTTGAGCAGCATTAAACTTAGTTAGATCAATGTTTGCTACAGTAGCTGCATTTTGAACAGCTCTTTGCTGATCTACATTTAACTGAGCCAAATTCATCTGTTGTGCAAGATCAGCACTAATCTTATTAACTTGTAAACGATTGTTTAAATTAGCTAGTTCTGTCTGTTGTGCTGCACTGAGGTTTTCAGACTCTGCCTGATTCTTAGCAGTAAGAAAAGCTAGTCTCATCTGTTGATCATTAGATAAGTTAGCTACTTCCATTTGTTGTTTAAACTCAGAATTCTTTTGTAAGAAGTTAGCAGCTACTTGCATTTCAGCTAATCTTTCCTGATTGGTAGCATTCTGATTAGCCCCTAATCTTTCTGCTTCAATTTGCAAGTTAGCTAGTTCTATCTGTTGATCATTACCAAGGTTAGCCATCGCTGCTTGCTGTTCATTTTGCAAGCTTTGTAGTCTTACTTGTTGAAATTGCTCTGCCTCAGTCATCTGAGCCTGTTGAGTAAACTGGCCTTGAGTAAGATTAATCTGTTGAGCAAGTTGAGCTGACTGAGTTTCTGCCCCTTGTCTATTAGCAAGGTTAGTAAGTCTTAACTGCATATCCTGAGAAGCTTGCTGTAAATTAGCTTGCTGCTCATTAGATAGATTTTGATTAGCTCTTTGCTGTAAAGCTGTAGCATTACTTTGAGCTATAGGTAACGATGTTTGGATAATTGCATTAAATAAAGCATCTCTACCTACTGTAGAAACATTTAACCCTCTAGCACTTAATCTGGACTCTACTGCTTGTACTGCAGGTCTAGCCCAGGAAGGAGTAACCCCTTCATCTATTCCAGCTAATAAGTTTTCTAATTGAACAGAGACTAATGCTTCTTGTGGCAATGCTGCAATAGCTGCTTGCACTTCTACAGGATTATTATCTATCTGAGCAGTTACTTGTGCTGGATTATCTAATATAGCCTCAGATATTTCTGTAGGTAGTTGGCCTACTTGAGACAACATAGAAACTGCAGCTCCTTGTGCTGCTTCTCCTTTTACTTCTCTTCTTTCTGCTGCATCATACCCTACAGATCCTTGAATAATTGCTTCTGTTCCTACTGCAGCAGTTTCTTCTAAAATAGCTTGACGTTGTTGTTTTTCAGCTTCAGGTGTAGCTGATAGAATTACTCTTTGACCAGTAACAGGATCTACTTGAGAACGTAGGTCTTCACCAAATTCAGGCTGGACTCCTAGTGCTTCTCGTTCCTGTTGAGCATCTCTCTCAGCAGCTTGAGTTCTTTGTAACTCTGTTTTAAATGCTTCACTTAATCTATCTACTGTTCCATCTGCATATTGAGTTGCATCAAAATCTAATGTATATCCTTTTTCAGCACCTATACGTCTTTGATAATCAAATATATCAGTGGCTATACCTTGATTAATGGCATCTCTAACTTCAGGATATTTTGTAAAATAGTTAGCTTCTGCTGCTGTATAAGCTTCTATAGCAGGGGCTTCAACACCTAAGTTTTCTGCTGCTGTTTTTACAGCACTTGTATCAACTTTACTTCTTTCTTCAGCAGTAACTGTGTCTGGATCAATATCCTCAACAGCTACTTTTTCTTCATCAGTTAATTCAGATGCTCTTCTAAGAGGTATTAAATTACCTGAAGAATCAGACATTAAACTACCATCTGGATTTCTTCGATATTGTCCTATTCCAAATGCTTCAGTTGTAGTTTCTTCTCCAGTGCCTATTTGAGCTACATCAGCTCTTTCAACAGGATCAGCAGATAGTCCAGGTATGGTATATGGCCCAACTGTTTTGTCTTTAAAAGGAACAGGTTTTTGAGGTTTTACTTTTCCATCCCAATATCGATCAAGTTTTAAAATTTGCTCAATAATGGCATTATGTTTTTGCAACCTGGCAAAATTCCATTTATTCCACTCGCTAGTTGTTTCTTGTCCTTGGGTAGGAACATTTCCAAAATCTGTTGCAGTTCCAGCAGTAGCATATTTTTGTGGTTCAGAATTATTTTTTTGCCACCTATTAATATTGAAGTTATATATTTTTCTTTCATCATAATTAAAATTTAACGCTTCAAGATTAATGTATCCTTGTGTATATCTTCTTAACTTTTGAATTTCTGGATCTAATTTTGAAATAGCATCATTATCCATTAATGATGTTTTTCTATTTTCTACATAAGGAGGATTTTCATCTTCTCCTGGGTAAGGAACAGTTTCTTGTTCAGGTTGTTCTTCTTCTTCTGGAATTTCAAAATCTTCTTCATCTTCAGGGGTTTCTTTTAGTCCCACTCCTTTTAAAACATTAAAAGCTTCTTTAGCTCTTTGTGTTTCATCAGGAAAAGCATTATATATATTTTTTAATATTTCTTGAGTATTAGGAGGCAATGCACTAAATGGAACAGGAACAATAACATTACCTGATCCATCATTAACTCTAATATTTCTTATTTCAGTATTAGCATCAACATTTAATCCACTATAATCAAAAGGACTATTGTTTAAATCTACTGAAGCTTGATCAACTTTTCCTGTTTTAGGTTCAACAGCAGAAACAGTCCCAAAAGAAGGCGAAACTTTTTGAACTGGTACAGCAGCTTTAGCCTCTGCTTCCGCTTTGGCTTTAGCATCTGCTTCTGCTTTAGCTCTGGCTTCTGCCTCTGCTTTAGCATCTGCTTCCGCTTTGGCTTTAGCCCTAGCTTCTGCATCTGCTTTTAACTGTTCAGCAGTTTTTGGAGGGGGAGCACCAATGGCCGCATTTCTTTCGGCTCTAGAAATAATTCCATCGCCATCAGTATCCATGCCAATTGTGCCTAGCCTTTGTAACTCAGCGCGTCTGGCTGCTAAAGCATTATCTTCAGTCGATGTATCTTGATCTTGAGTACCTTGATCTTGAGTACCTTGATTACCTATTGAAGCATTATTATTTTGATTAGCTTGAGCTTCTGCTTGCTGGTTCTTTTGATATTCTTCAGCCGCTTTTCTAGCAGCTTCTATCTGATCTTGACCAATATTTATACCTGTAAAAGCTTTTACTCGCCCACCTCCAGTATAATCCTGTCTTTCTTTTAAGACACGACTACGACCTTTAGCTTCTTTTCGCCTCTTTAATGCTTTAAGAGCTTTTTTACTTTTTGCCATAACGCCCTAACCTTTAAATTTATACAGGCTTATTATCTTGAAGATAAATACCTGAACCAGTAGTAGGTGTATTTTCAGAAAGATAGATATCATTAGCCCCACCTGCTACTTTAGGGTTATCCTTTTGTAAAATATCATTAGCTCCTCCACCTACTGAAGGAGGAGTATTTAGATATATATTACTATTCCCGCCCGATACTTTAGAATTTTCTGGCATATAAATATCATTAGCTCCACCTGCTACTTTAGGTGAAGGTGTATGCTGAGTATTTGTAGGTTGTGTCATTTTCTGTATCTCCTATAAATTAAATATCATTGCAGTCCAGGCTGCTATACCAGTAGTTAAAACTGTGCCTACAACTAACCATGCTAACTTTTCCCAGCGTATAGCATGATTAGATGTGACATCTTTAAGCTCTCTTAGCTCTACCATAGCTTCAGCCCAACGCTCTCCACATTCTTTCTCATGTGTTGCTATTCTTTCTAGAGCTTCCAAAGCTAATTCCAATCCTTTATCTCTACTTTTTTCCATTATTCCCATTCTTTGATGAAGAATAAGCCTGACTTCCAAACCAGACACTAACAACACCAGCTACCGATATATAATATATACTGCTCATAGAGCCTAATATATCTGCTCCTTTATCAAGCTGTAAGTAACTACTTACTAATACTAATGAGGGATATAGTAGCATTCCCCATAAAGCAAACCAGCACATATTCCTTTGAGCATCAGCTTTTTCATTCTGTATCTCTAATTGCTGAAGCCTTTCACTTGTAGCTATTTCTTCATCTGAAACTATGCCATCTCCATCAGTATCATACTGAGCATAATGAGATCCTGGTTCTAATTGTTTAGGATTCATTTATACATCTCTTCAATCTTATTAAGAGATACATAATTATGCATATAATGATCTTTAACCAAACTAGAAGGAACTCCTTCTTGTTGTAATGGTTTATGTCTCCTCATTAAAGGTGGCACTAAAGGTACTATATCTTTACCATGTCTATAGCAAGTAACAGGTATCCTATCTAATAGTTTAAGTCTCCCACATCTAGGAGCACCAAAAGTAACAATCTGTTTAGGATATATTTCATCTCTTACCATTAAAGCACCTACAATAAGTGCTACTGCTCCTCCAAGACTATGACCAGTTAATTCTATATCATCTGGTTCTATATCTCTTTCCATACATTCAGCTAAACACTTAGGTACTAACCTTCTTGCAGCTTTAGCAAATCCTGCAGGAACCCAGCCTAACTCTGACATCCACCAAGGAAGTATTCTTAAATCTCTTAATACATCTTTAGGTTCATCAGTCCCTCTAAAAGCAAATACATTATCTCTAATAATTACTTCTATATTTGATTCTTCAAAATCAACTGAATTATAACTTTCAACGCATATTATGCTTAAATCCTGATGATTCATGTTATCTCAACCCATCTAGTATTAGCTTCATCCCACTCATAATTATGACCAGGACGATCTACTGGAGCTTCCCAAAGATAAGTCGAGTTGTTAAAAACCCAACTATTAAAAGGTTTAACAGGATTAAAGAAGCCTGTCCCATCATATCTATAACCAATTCCTGCATAATTCTTTCGTTGTCTCGCTGCATCGCCACTAACAATTGATTGATCGGCTACTGGTCCTGATGTTGAAGGATCGTAGTAAACTCCTCCTCTCATGTTGTAAGAGGTTTTTACCCAAGTGCCTTCCAGAGTTGCAATATGCTCTGCTTCAGCAACAATGACTGTTTCAACCACTCCATCTACTACTTTTGCATAATGAGCCATAGTTTAGCCTGTGTATGTTCCAGATGAAGTGAAGGTATGATAGGTATATCCTCCAGCAGAAGTGACTGTGCCTCCAGTAGCTTGCTGGCCGCCAGCATATCTAATAATAATGATGCCACTACCCCCTCCTGCGTTAGTTCCGTAGGTTCCGTTCATTCCTCCTGATCCACCTCCAGTATTCGCTCCCCCAGCAAGTGCAGTATATTGACTACCATAACCAGGATAGGTAAACCCAGGAGATCCTCCTCCAGCAGACGCAGATCCATTACTAGCTGTGGCAGATGCTCCTCCTCCCCCAGAGGCATAAGAAGTACCTAAAGATTTCCAATCTATACCAGTACCACCATTGCCAGGAGGAGTTGAACCAGCAGAGCCTTTTCCTCCACCACCACCGCCTCTCTTTCCAGAGCTACCTGCTCCTCCAGCATTTCCTTGACCACTTGTTCCTGCACCACCAGCTCCATTATTATGGGCAGATCCTCCTCCACCTCCACCAGAGCCTCCATCTCCTCCAGCAGCGTTTCCAGGTGAGCCTCCTCCACCTCCTGTAGCTGCTGTTGAGTCTATGCTGGAATTAGATCCTTGATTTCCCACAGAATTAACATTTCCAGCACCTCCAGCCCCTATGGTAATGGTATATTCTTGTAAAGGCGTTGCAGTAAAAGAAGAATCTAAAGCACCACCAGCTCCTCCACCTCCAGAGCCTTCTAGCTGAGATCCTCCACTACCGCCACCAGCAACAATAAGATATTCGGCTGAATAGGCTGCTCTAGGAGCCTTACTTACACCAAAACCTAATACTCGATACCCAAACATTGAATAATCCTAAGAATCGTTAGCTGCATCAGTTGTAAAGAACAGTTTAATGCCTAATAATCTGGCATCTCCTGATTGATCGTCAGCAGATACATCTCGCATTATCTGAAAGAATGTCATTGAATCAGCAGCAGCATTGGCAATAGTAACTGCTCCACTTACTGCAGATACGTCCATATCATTAGATGTTCCACTATGAGCTTTAGCAGTTGCTACTACATTTGTTCCAAAAGCAGTATTAATACTTCCATCGTCTACTGTAGAACCTCCTGATAATCCCCACGCAACTGTACCTGTATTCGTACCTGTTACTGTAAAGAAAGCCTGAAAAGTAACAGTTCCTTCATTCCAGCTTTTAGGGAAGGCTACAGTAAATTGTGCATTTTCATCAGAACTTGCATCAAAATCTAAACATTTTAATTCAGGCCCATTAGATAATTCTACTTGTGTTAAATCTGCACATCCATTGGTTGAATTTGGATACATGGCTGCTGCAGGAACATAGATTGTTTCTAATCCTGCTTGCTTCAGAGTCCCTACACCATCTAACTTATTTAGTTCTGCTGCAGTAGAGGTAACATTAGTTCCACCAATATCTAAGGTGGTCATACTGACTTCACCTGCTACTGTTAAAACGCCATCTGCTACTGTCATTAAATCAGTATCGTCAGTGTGGCCTATTGTTGTGCCATTAACGATTACATTGTCAACCGTCAAAGTAGTTAGCGTTCCTAGTGATGTAATATTAGATTGAGCAGCTCCTGTAACTGTTGCAGCAGTTCCAGAAGCATTACCTGTTACATTCCCTGTTAATGGCCCTGCGAAAGCATCTGCAGTTACAGTCCCATCAAAGAAAGCATCTTTGAATTCATTGTCAGACTTACCAAGATCAATGATATTGTCTGAGCCTGGGTACAATGCACCATCTTCAAGGATTAATTGCTTTTCATTACCAGCATAGAAGTTAATCTTGTCAGCATCTTCAAAGTCGATCTTGGTCTGATCGTCTTCTCCTATTTTAATATCAGTAGCTAAAAGAGAAGTAATATCTGTCTGGGCTGCATTAATGGTAAATGTAAGATCATAGGGATCTCCATCAGTACCATTATCTGTATCAGTCCAGTTAATATCTATTCCACCGCCTTCAACAAACTTTACTTCTTTAGCATTAGAAATAGTAACTTCAGTACCATCACCATCTTCTAATATCCAATTACTCATTCCAGCGTTGTTATCAACATAAGCTTTAATTGATTGTTGTGAGGCAATAGCAGTAGCACTGTCAGAAGACATATCATCTTCATCAACAAAACTTTTACCATCTAGAATATTTAATTCTGCTGCAGTAGAACTGACTGCTGTGCTGCCTAATACGAATTGACCATCTGGAACAACTACTCTAGCAGCTCCTCCTAAGATTAAATCATCTACTGACGCATCCCAAAGCATGTATGCACTTGCTGCATCACCAAAAAACTTAACATCATAACCAGTATCATCGACACCTACAGTAACAGTAGCATCAATTTGTACTGCACCATCTATATCAACTGCGTCTAAGTTTGTAGTACCATCTATGTCTGCATTACCACTTATATCTAGTGAACCTGCATCAAGTTCTCCTGATAAAGTAATATTTCTAAATGTTCCAATATCTTTATTGGAATCAACAACAACACCTAAACTAGCTGTTACAGTTCCTGCTGTTACCGCATCTAGAACATTTAATTCTGCGGCTGTTGTTGTTACAGCAGTTCCACCAATAAGAAGTTTATCTTTAACTATATCAATAACTGCTCCACCAGCAGTTAATAACTTATCTGCACTTTCATCCCATAGAAGGTAAGCACTTGCTGTAGCTCCAAAGAATTTTACATCTACACCTGTGTCATCTACACCAAATGTAGTTGCTCCATCTATTTGAACTGCTCCGTCAATATCTACAGCATCTAAATTTGTTGTGCCATCTATGTCTACATTGCCAGAAATATCTAATGAAGCTGCAGCTATTTCACCGCTTACATCAACAGCACCATTAATATCAATAGTAGTAGCAGTTAATTCTATTTCTGTATCAGAGACTAAATCTAATACTCCATCAGCACTTTGATGTATATAAGTTCCTGAGTCCCCAAACTGAAATTGTCTAGTGCTATTAAGTAAAATACCTGTATCAGCTACATGAGTAAGTGTAGTGTCTTGATCATCCCCTAAATTAATAACAGCCCCATCTGCCAAGAATAGGTCACTAAACTCTAATGAAGATGTGCCTAAAGCAGCACCATCTGAAGCATCTGGAACAAAAGCTGTTGTAGCTGTAATAGTCGTTGCTTGAAATGTACCATTAGTAGTTAAACCAGTATCAGCTACATGAGTAATATTTATATCTTGATCATCACCAAAATATATTATTGCTCCGTCTGCTAAATAAAGATCACTAAACTCTAGTGATGTAGTACCTAGTGCAGCCCCATCTGAGGCATCAGGTACAAAAGCTGTATTGGCAGTAATAGTTGTACCAACAATAGTAGTAGCAGAGCTTGCTCCAATCGTTGCTCCATCAACTGTACCGCCATTAATATCTGCAGTATCTGCAACTAAAGCATCAGTAGTAACTGTTCCATCAAAGTAAGCATCTTTAAACTCTAATGAACTTGTCCCTAGATCAATATCATTATCTGTAACAGGAACAATAGCTCCATCCTGTACTCTTATTTGTTCTACTGCACTAGAAGATACTTCAACATAAATACCCCATCTATTATTAGTGCTATCAGCTTCAATCTTGTTTAAAAAATCAAGATCGCCAATCTTATAGATACTACCCCCCTGGGCAGATGATCCATCATGTCGATGTCCTGTAGCAGCAGCATCACTAGATGAATAAGCAAATGAATTTAAAAGCTGGTTATATTCATTATTGAATAATGCGGCTGTGATTGTATCTCCATCAGAGATTGTACTTTGTCTTGTATATGAATAAGCCATTTATCTATTTCCTGCCAGAGGGCATATAATCTATATAAAACCCATTAATTGAGTAAGGAGATTTTTGATCATCACTTTTAATTCTAAGTGATAGCGTATACCCGCTTCCTTCTACTGCTTGTCTTACAAGAGGATTTGCTGTTGATCCAAAAATAGCACTACCAAAAGTACTATCTGAGCTACCAAAAGTAGCTGGTAAAGGAATACTGTCTAAAGTATATAAAGCAGGTTGAGGTGTATCTGAACTTTCAAAATCATACTTAACATGTAAAGCTGGCTGTATCTCTCCTTCTGGAGTTAGTGACATCTTTACATATTTAATAGTTTTTCTTGTACCAATATCTCCAAAATCAAGATCAGGTGTGTAATAAAGAGATTCTATATTTGAAGCAGTTCCTGCAGTATTAAATGTACTTCCTGTATCATGGTTATAAATATATCCTGTATTATCTCCATGATAAGCTTGTTCTACTCCATCATCATCAAAATTAGATGTAAAACCATTTGCCTGAATTCCTTTGGTTTCTGACCATTCAAAACCATTAGGAGTTAATGTCCCTATAATTCCTTTAGATACTCCAGCACTTAAACTGGTATTTGTATAAAATAATCTATATTGGGATTTACTTCTAAGAACACCACTACTAATAGTGTAGCTATTAATACTATTAGCAATCGTAGTTACTATTTTCTGTATCTGCCTACTAACAGAACTTAACTCTACGTCACCAATACGAGCTGTACCTGCTACAGTACGAATACCATCAGGGCTTAAAAATACCAGATCACCTCCGATTTCCTGAACACTATGTCCATCCAGACAACCAACATTCTTAGTTATAGGAACAATAGCAATATTGTCACTATCACTTATATTAATAAGCTTAAAAATACTGTTTTTACAGAATATAATAAGATCACTACGAAAGCTGGCAAGCCCTACAACAGCATCTGTTAACTGTATACTTCCTGCTCCTGATCCACTAAAAGAATCAACATCAAAATTAGAACTATAATAAATAGTATTTTTAGCTGTAGGTGCTCCTCCTACTACAAAATGATTTTCATGCATTACGCCTACTGTAGGAGCAGTTGTACTAGAAACTGTTATTTCACTTGCAAAGAAAGTTCTATCTGATAAAGCTCCTGTACCTGTCATTTTAAAAAAGAAAGGTTTATTGGCTCCATCACAGATAAGAAGTTCCCCATAGTCAGACGTACCTTCAAATATTGCAAAAGTGGTCCTTCCCTGACTTGACCTTGCCGATACTGAACGCCCTGTAAAGGTACTGTAGTTATCTCCACTTCCTGAAACACTGGCTCTATTCAATGTTAACCAGCTTGTTCCATCCTGACTAAAAAATATTCCTGTGCCTGAACAGACAACAAGACCATCTGCATAGACAGTCATTCCAAGAATAGCATTACCAGAATTAGGTCTTGCTGAAGATCCTCCTCCATACAGGCTAAACCCATTAATGCGTCTATATCCCCCATCAGGATCAACTTCAAAGTTAAGTAACTCTGTAGCCAATCCAGGGTTTCGCATTAACTCAAGTTGATTTAGATTTACATTTAAACCACCTCGACATGAAAGGGCAAAAGGCTGAGACATTAGAGAAACCTAATTCTATCGTCTTTAAAGTAACCTGGAGTAGATTCCATCAGATTTAATTTCATCAAACGTAAGCCTCTTTTATAATCTTCTGAAGCAAAAGCGGCTGCTTGAGGATTTTCTTTAAATTGATGAATGTAATATCTAGCTCTAGCCAAAAGAACAGGTTTATAAGTATTAGGAAATACTATCTGATCTCCATGAGCATCCAGTTCTGTAGGAAGATCATAAGCATAAAACCATATACGATATACTTGATCTGGAATAGGACTTAATCCAAATTTTCTAAGATCAGGACTTTTAATTACTCTGTCAGG